CGTTCTTTATACAAAGTCTCTAAATATTCTCTCGCACTATCTAATGTATCAATTGATACGCTTTCTTCAGAAATTTCTTTCATATTAGTTTCAATGAAATTTAACATTTCATCTTTACTAATATTATTTGATGTAAAGATATATCTAAGAACATCTTTACTAACATCACTTCTAGTTTCAATAATTGAATTTAGAATTTTTTGAGGAAGTTCTGAAATATTTTTTCTTAAACTTTCCCAACTACCATCAAATTCAGAATCATCAGGTAATACTTGTTCTTCTACTAATTGTTCAAATATAACCTTAGCTGTTTCATTAACTTCTACAACAGGTTCGTTTTCTTCATTATCTAAACTGTTATTTATAGGTTTATCTGAATTATTATCATCTGTAATAGGAGTTTCTAAATCATCTCCATCAGGAAGTTGAATGACAACTGCTTCGTCTAATTCTAAATCAAATTCTGGAATATTGTTATTTTCCATACAAAGGTACGTAGGTTTTTAAATTTTTTATTTTTAATTATATACTTTTTTTAAAAAAACATCATTTTATAATATTTTATGCAAAATTATTTTTTTGATGTTTTAGGTTGACTGGCTTTTTTCCTATCTATTGTTAATTTCTCTTCAGCTAATTCTTTATTTGTAACATCTAACTTTTCTTTTCTATTCTGTTCTCTTTTAGCTAAATTTAATTTTTCTTGTTCTATATTTAGTTTTGCCACATCAATAATATTAATTTCACCATCATTATCAGTATCTAAATCTTCAGATTGTACTTGATTAGTTAATAAAGCTGTTTTTCGATCTTCTACTGCTTTAACTACAATCTTTTCAATTTCATGAGCTTGTACGTCTTCTCTTGATTCAACTTGTAATTTAACTTGTTTTTCTTGAGATTCTAATTTCATTTTTTCAAGTTGTTCTTGACGTTTAGCTTGTTTATCTTGCTCTATTAAAATAAGCTTGTGAATTTCTTGAGGGGATGCTCCTGATACTAAAGCCATAATCAATGTAGAAATAGCTTCCATACCTTGACCAGCGTTTTGAGCAAAAGATAAACCAAAATTAAACATGGTATCGATATACTTTTGATTTTGACCTGAATTAGAAACATATAATCCAATAGACATGTGATTCAATGTCTCTGGAGTAACCCTTAACAAATCCTCCATACCATTAGGCATAACATAATGTAAAGTATGTTCTTTTAATTGAGGATTTGCTAAAAAGATGTTTCTACAGTATGTAATAAAATTAGTTAACCAATCATTAATTGCAGTTTTCCAAAGTTCGTTATGTAAATAATAATAAGGTTCTGTAATATTATATGATTGTGTAATTGCTTGTTGATTATCTGTTACATTTGAATTTTGAGCAAACATTGATTCTCTCTGCGGGGATATACCCATAGACATACCAATTTCTCTTTTAATTAATTCTACAAGTTGTTGTAGATTATAAATATTCATCGCGTTATCAAATGTAATACCTTTAGACCCAGGAGATCTTGTAGACGGTGGTAATCCCCCTAATGAAGTTTGACTACCTGAATAAAAGTTTATACCTGTTTTCTTTAAATATAAAAACCAAGTTAAAAACTTATCCCTAATGTCATTACCCATAAAGTCTTTACCTAAATCATCAGGTATTTGATCAACATCCATATCTAAATTTGAACCTATATATTTAGACAATTCTTTATTCTGAATATGTTTTATAAATATATATTGAAAATAGTATGGAAGAGCTCTTTGTAATAAAGATACTGCTTTTGCGTTTCTAGCTGAAAATACAGCACCTTTTGTAGATAATTCAAATGTTCCAAACGGATCATCTATGTTAGTATGTTGATTAGGGACTTCTCTGCAAATAGGATATACATTATTACCTAATCTAACAATTTCATATTTTCTTGGAATCCAAATGTTTTCACTTTTATATTCGATATTAGTTACCGGATCTACCCAAATATATCTAGTAGATTTTTGACCATATCTATTTATAAAAGATTCTTTATCAGCATTATCTGGAATTTGATCTGAGAAAGAAGAAGGCATTATGGTAACTATTTCTTTATTATATTCATCAATATAAGATAAGAAAATTAATTCTTTGTATGCCTTAAATTCAAAATGAGTTTCCCAAATTAAATCAGATTGTCTATGTAATGTTCTAGCTGAAGTCTGATGTAAACCTTTCATTTTATCATGAACTAAAGTTTTATCAGCAGCCATCATTAATTCTTGATTAGTTTTATCAAATACTGGTTTAGCACCTTTAGTTACAGCGTGTCTTTTATCCGCTACTGTAGCACTATAAGTATTCATACCTAATCTTTGTATCTCATCATCGCTCAAATCATAATTATTAAATACATCAGCTGGTGTTATAGCTTGTTTATAAGCAAAATAATCACCCTTATGTATATATCTTACATTTGGAGCTTTATGATAAATTGAAAATAAAGGATTTCTAATTTCTAAAATAGGCTTACCAAATTTCCAACCTGAAAATATAAAACATCTATCAACGTTAATGACATCTTCAAATGTTTCTAATTTTTTAGTTTTTATATCTTGATCATAATAACAATACTTAATAGCTTTGTCAGCAAATATTTCTTGTTCAGATTGCCAATTTTTAGCTAGTAAATCTTCAGGTTCTAATTGAGTTCTCAACGATTTAATATACTCATCTGTTTGTTCAGGTGTCATTTGTTGCATCTGAGCTTTTTGTTTTTCTAACAAAAGAGCTAACTTTTCATCAACTGACATTTTTATTTTTTGAAACAATGCTTCATTCTTATCTTGAACAGCTTTAGCAGTTAATAATACAATTCTAAAGTCATCTCCACGTTTTAACATTTCTCCTTTTAAAGCTGATATTTTATTATACAGTTCTGGATAAGGTACAAGTTCTTCATTTATTTGACCAATGTCTTCACCTAAAGGATTACAAAATTCTCTGATTTTATCTTTAAATCCAGATAAATCATTATTTGCAATTTTATAACAATTTAGCATCATATCGTAATCTTCAACAGAAGATGCTTCTGAAGGTATTACATAATTCATGTAATCCTTGTACCATTGATTATCATTTTCACTTTTATGTTTCTCTGAAACTTTTAAGGAAAATACTGGATTTTTTATATTTTGTTTATTCATTATAAACAATAAAAGATGTGTTAATTAAAAGTTTAAATAACGATACTGAATTTTTAAGTGAATTCAATATCACATCTGTAGGGTCTATGATATTTTCATCATATTTTTTAGTTCTTACATTAAAAGGAACATCTGTTTTTAATTCTCTTATTATGTTTGCATTTTTTAATATTTGTTCATGAGGTTTTGAAAGTAATTCTTTAATTAAAGGAAATATAGGATTGTCCTTAAATAAAGGAATTATTTGAATTAATTCTACTCCAGCACCTCTAACATAACCTAATCTTAAAGCAGCTTTTACAGCGCCTAAAGCATCTTCAATTCTATCAAACTCTTCTTTGGCGTTTTTTTCAGTAACTCCACCAACATAAATAACCGCACCTGTTTGCTGTAAACGAGTGATTCTATTTAAATAATCTTCTTCTTCATAATCTTCTACAGCATTGTTTGCAAGTTTTTCTAATTGTGATACACGTTTTTTTATTTTATCAGAATAAGGCGTATTGTACAAAGTAAAATTCTGTTGTGTTACAACAACTTTATTTACACAGTTTTCTGTAGTAAACGCCATAATATCTTTTATGTTTTCTTTCTGATAGAATCCATAACCGGGTGTATTTACTAAGCAAACTTTTAAACCTTTCTGAATTTTATTATGAACAATATATCTAATAAAAGCTTCTCCAAATTGAGGAGCAATTATTAATAAAGATCTATCTTGTTCTAAACATTCGTCTAAAATATCTTTATATAACGTAGGAGAGTTGACTAATTCTTTTTCAATTAAAACAACAGCTTGTTCTAAAATACAAGTATTGTTATCTTGATTTGCTAAGAAACTACTTACCATACCAGATTCAAAACTTAAACCTTCAATTAATTCATAATAAGTAGTATCAGAAGTTTTAGATAGTTCTAAAGAGATATCAGCTTTAAAACCAGTTTTTACATAAATCTCTTTAATTAAATTAGCTATACTTGGTGACTTACAAGATGTTACAGCTATTCTATAAATATCATCAATAGATTCAATTTTTTTAGATTGTTCTTTTAACACCTGCTCTAAAGTTTCTAAAAACAAATTGATATTATCTAAAAATTCATTCTTATCCTCTATTGTGTCTAAATATTTAGAATTAAGTAACGTCTTAATAAATAAAGCTGTTGAAGTAGTTCCATCACCACATTCTTGTACAGTTTTATTTGCAGCATCAATTAGAAGAGAAGCTCCTATGTTTTCAACAGGATCTTTTAATTTAATACTTTTAGCTACAGATACACCGTCTTTTGTAAAGTTAACTGTATTTCCTATAACATCTCTTTCTGGTTTACTAATAATAACATTCTTACCAGAACCCCCCATAGTAGATATAATAATATCCGCAGCTGTGTTTAAACCTTTTATAATACTATTTAAATTATCATCAATTATCTGTGTTTTGTATTGCATAGTTGTATTTAAGTAATCTATTCCTTGTATCATCCAAATCAAAAATGACAGGGTTTACAGATAAAAAGGATAGTGGGTTATGTCTTGTCTTTTTTTCTAATTCCGTTACTTCTTTATGTCGAAGTTCTTTCATAACAAAAGGTGCTAAAATAAATGCTGAAACAGCATCAAAGTTTTTATGTTTTTTGATTTCAAAATTCATCATTTGACGAATTAAAAATATATCGGGTATAGTTTCAACAACTCTACATAATTCATTATTGTAATTTATTTCTTGTAATAAATAATCAGATGTGTCAGAAATCATTTGTAGTTTATCTTCTTGACCGTTTACAGGAATACCAAATTTAATAACTTTTTTCTCATATATATTATTTCCTTTTTCTCTTAATGGTTCTAAAGCAAGTAAGTTTAATTTATTTTTCATTAAAAAGTAACCTCTTACTGAATCACCTCGGTTTGATTCGTACCATAAACTTCTAGAACAATTTCCATAATACGCAATTATCTTTTCAATATTTTCATAAAAACCATCTTTACCATTAGGGTGCTTACCTATATAAGAACAGACCATAGATCCGCCATTATACTTAGCGCCATATTTAGGATTAACAAATCCATAAAAAGCACCTAACGATTCACCTTCATCTATGTTATCTGCTACATACGGGTCTAATACAAAAAAATATAAATCATCAGGTATCTGGCCATTGATCTCTTCTGGATTTTGATAAATCATAATAGCACCATCTAATTTAGAAACTGATCTGTTATAAGGAAACTCGTAAAACGGTTCACTATCTAAATCTAGATCAGCTCTTACACCTCTAACAGCAGAAGAATCCCATGTAAACTTTGTAGCTTGTCCTATACTTTTATATAATGCTTTTTTTACTAAAGCTTTTTCTCTATCCATTAATTCCATTATAGGAAAATAATATCCCTTAGATGATATCCACATATCAGAAGGAATTAAAGGATAGTTCATTTTTTCATTTCTTAACGATTCTGGATTAGTAGATTTAGCAGCTTCCATTCTTCTATTCATATAAAATTGAAGAGCTGCTTCTACATCAGTATTTCCATTAGCGTCTTTAAATTTAGAGTTTGTTAAATATGCTGGGAGAAAAAAGCCTATCTTTCCACTGTTTTCCCAAATATCATCATACTCTAAACAATTATAGTCATTTGGATTTGTGAAGATTTTTTTAGATTGTTGTACTAATTCTATGTTACCAGAAGTACCTATAGCAACCTGTACACCAAATTGTTTACCATCAGGATCTGTAACCGTACCCACATTAGAAAACCAAGCATCTACAATATTAGACATTAAACCAACTTCTTCATATAAGTGAAGTATATAACGTCCACCAGCTGCAGCGGCTTCTCCGCCTTGTTTCTTATCTGAATAGTTTACGTGAACAAGTTTGGTTTTAGTACCTAAACCTTTAATCCATCGATCATTTATTTTAGCAGAATATTCATATCTAAAAGGATTCTTTTTATTACCTACACCTATAGATCCTTCCCAGTCTCTATAAAAAGGATTAGGTGTATAATCATCATCACCTTTATCCGCTCGTCCCCAAACACCCAAATCATTATTTGTACCAAATTGTTTTAATCCATCTTCAATTTTTGTACAAAGTTCTGAAGATTTTTCTGTACCACCTGAACCTATACATACTTCAATAGTAGGTGGATTATTAAAATCATTTTCTGTAAAATATTTCAAACCATCATAAGTAACATGATGAGCTGCTATACCAGCAAAAGAGAATGATTTACCACCACCACGAGATCCAAAAATCATAAGATTTCTAGTTTCGTTTCCATAAAGAGGAACACCTTTAGCTGAAGTATGTAATTTTTTAATATTATCTCTAGGATGTATAAACTTTTTTAATTCCCCTTTTGAATTAATTAAATTTAAATCATCTGTTTCTGATATTGATTTAATTTTTAAAACATCATAATTAGACGTATACTCATCATCATCTGACCAACCAGAAAAACCTTGAGCTTCTAAATAAGCATAATGAAGCATCCAGTCAATATCTCTTATTGTAGGTCTAACATAACGTCTAACTTTTTGTTTACGATCCATATCAAGAATTGAAAAGAAATTACCATAAAAAAATAAAGTGCCTGGCATATATCGCCAACCACCATTATCATAACCCCAGAGTCCTTCGATACAATACTTTGTATAAAATGACCACAATCTACTATATCTTTCAGACTCTGGGTGTAATTTTGGTATATTAACTAACCATGTTTTTATATTTTCAATCTTGATCAGACTCGCTTTCAAGGGTTCTAAAGCTTGTATCATTATTTATAACTCTTATTGTTTTCTTTTCGCGAGCTGTTAATTTTCTACCACCATACAACTGTATTTCAGTCTTTTTGCTTTCGTTATATTTCTGAACTATCTTGTCAAAATCTTCTTCCATTTTAGGAGTCTTTGCGATAGCATTATCAATAGCTGTCATGGTTTCAAAATTATATTCAGCTTCTTTTAAAAACTTATTTCTTTTTTTAAATAAATCTTTCGTTGTTTTTAAAAGTCTTTCTATAACTGTTAAACAAGTTTCAGGGTATGCTGACAAACACTCTAACACTATCTCATCTTCTATTGAAAAATTCGGATGAAAATTTTTACATATTTCATATATTTCATCTTCAGATAATCTATAATAAAGATTTATATCTTCATCTGGTTCTGATAAATAAAATATACACCACATAGTTTTTGATGAATTAATTTTATTCTTAGATTCATCTTCAGAATATAACTTTGAAAAAGGATTTACAAATCTCAAATGTGGATTAAGTTCCCAGAAGTTTTCATCTGGCTTTAATTCTTTTTTTATATTTATAAAACTATTCATTATTATAGTTCAAAATTAACAATTGTATTTGGTTTTCCTGATACGTTTATATTACTGTTCGTAAGGCGCCCACTATCATTAGTTATTGTCAGTTGACTACTAGTAATAGTATTATACCACGGGCGATTATACCAAGTATCTCTAGAAGGATATATATAACTTGGATAATAATTCCAATTAATTACAGTATTACAATCAAGTCTATATTCTTTCCAATCCGGAATAGCTGCTTCAATTTTTTCAAAGAATTCTTTTAAATTAACATTAGATTCTAATTTAATTATTTTATTATCAAAATCAATTTGTAATTTCATTATAAAGGTTTTACAATTAAAAGTGTATTTTGATTTGTATTTCTTACATCAGAGTGTAACCATCCATCTGTAAATCTATAATCTTCGAGAGTGGTTAATCCGAACTGTTTAAAATATTCAAAGTTTTCTTTTACTGCATTAAACATTTGCAATTCATTCATTTTTCCAATATTGCAATCAAAAGCTCTTCCAAACTTATGTTGAGAATATTCTCCGCCTATACTTGCTCTTGGTGGGCGATACCCTCGATAAGAATAACTTCCTCCTACATGCCAATTGTTAATTACTACAGGTAATTGAAAAAATTCCCGATATGCTGTAGCTAACGCAATTATTTTAGGGTCTATAAATTGTAAAGACCGCTCTCCAAATTGATTATATATTTGAGGAGGAACAAATTCTCTTATATCGAAATAGTTATTTAATCTCATATTATTGCTTGTAATTCCAGAAAATCTTTACTCTCATCATTATAAGTAATAACA